GGTTACTTGTTGCTCTCATATGGAGAGGTAACCCTGAATCTTTAGTAGTACGTAGCCTTGAGCGCATGTAATCCCAAGGGTATGGCGTAGGCCACTGTGTCATCTCGTCAAAACCAATCCAATTAAAGGCTTGACCCTGATATCTCATAACATCATCGTCCCTATCTAGGTAGGACATCCATAAAGTAGCACCTGAGGGTGCAACCCATGTCTTATCTCGCTCCATAAACTTAATTCCAGGTATTGCTCTGGGGTAAAGTAATTTAGAAACAGATATAAGCTCTCTTAGTTCCTCTGTACTTCTACGTACTAGTAGCATTGTAGCATGAGGATTGTTTAACCAGCGTACAGGGTCTGCAATCATGGCGTATGACTTGCCACCTCCAGCAGATCCACCATATAGTACCTCTTGTTCAGTCGAAGCTAAGAAATCTGTCTGTGGACCTGGGTTAGGTTCAAAGATAATCTCTCTTATTGCTTTTTCTACTTCAAACTCAGGCGGCTTGACCTGTGCTGGCACTGTTATCTTTTCTAACTCTTGCACCGATACGTTGGTTTTCGAGCTTTTCGGCTTTCTCTGCGGCTTCTTTGTACTTTTCTGCATAGAAGCGTTGGATTGAAGCTTCTTTTTTACGTTTTTGCTCAAGTTTAACCCTCTGCATTAGACCCACATGAGAGATGTAGCGGCCTGAGGTAGTACTTAGCCAATTAGAAACCTCACGGAGACTGTATTGCTTAAGATACTTCTTAGCTTGCTCAAATAATTCTAACTCTTCTGGGATTGGTAACAGTATATCAGAGTCTTCGGGGTCTTGTCTATAGCCAAATGGTATAACCCTACCAACTCTTACTACTGAAAGCCATTCATATTCTCCCTCTACCTCATTTGGTTGGGGAAGTTGCCAAGTTTTTTTAATCTTCATTTGATTTAGGTGGCAGTATAAACAAAGGACTCTCTGCTTTAACTTCTATTTTATCTGTTTTAACAAACCCAGCTCTGTCTAAGAAATCTTTAGCAGCTGCCATCTTTTCTTTGTTGCCTAGATCAGTTGGGTTATTCATAATCTGCATCATTGAATATGCAGCTTTACTCCCAGATGCTGCAATAAACTTTTTAGTAAGATCTGCAATTTGTTCTTGTAAGACTGAAGTAATACTAGTGGACGAAACATTATCAGAATACCCTGCAAGTTTTTTAGCCCTTACAGGATCACCCTGTGCAGACTCAAAAAGTACATCCAGAAATAACTGTTGTTTTTCCGTAAGATTTTTCATGAACACTCACATTTATTACAGGGGCAATCCCTATTAAGCACTGCACGTAGAATACGTTTAAAATATTTCCTCATGTTTTTTTCCTATACGGTTTTACTTTAGCTGCAATCTTTTTAGGTTGAGCTACAAATTGTTTACCTGCAGCTTTGCCTTTTCGTTTAGCTTTTGTTGTAGCAGCATACTCAGAAGAGCTTAAAGACTTAATAGCTTTCTTAGGTAAATATCTTTCACCTGTAGCCTTTGGACCTTGTGTCGATGGCTTACCACTTTTGGTAGTCCACTTTTGTTTACCCCAATCCTTTAGACTCTTCTGAGATTTTTTTAAGGTCATTAGGCTTTCTTAATTCCTGTATTAAGAGTACCACTGCTCTTTACCATACCACCAACATTGTAAGTCATTACCTTACCACCAGCAGCATAACCTTTCTTTTTCATACCACCTTTAGCATAACCTTTTTTCTTCATCATGCCACCCTTAGCCATCTTGCCTTTGCCATCCATAGCATAGGCAGGAACCATTTCACCTGCAGGGTTCTTCTTCATGGGCAATGCACCACCAGCTGCATAACCTTTTTTCTTCATAGCTCCACCTTTAGCCATGCCTTTTTTCTTCATAGCTCCACCTTTAGCCATGCCTTTTTTCTTCATGGCTCCGCCTTTAGCCATTCCCTTTTTCTTCATCTTCATTTTTCTGTCTCCTGATAAAGATTGTTAAAAACTCTTTGGGTATCCCAAACATAATCTACGTCTTCTTTAGAATTAAACGTATGCTGATTTGGTCTAAAGTCAGGAGCACCTTCTCCTGTTTCAAACCAAGCAGGGTGAGTAACCCTTACCCTGTTGTTAGGTAACGCAACCATGTTACCTGTGTATTCCCCTGCGTCTAACAGTTCCAGTACGTGAGACTGTTTGTGTTGTGCAGGGTCATCTGCCACTTCATTATCTGTATAGTCTACAGTGAAGTAGTACTTAGCAGGGTAAAACTCCCCATCTACTTTTGCTATCCAAGGCGCTGGGCTTGCTCGTTCTATCTTATAGACTGAGTGTGTGTGCGACATACAATCCCAAGGTTGCGCCAGATAGGGAGGTAACTCTTCAGGCCATTCCTCATAGCGTGTGTCTGCTACCAAAGCTGTTAAAGGCATCCTAGCCCACATTGCTCCACCGTGAACATTAGGGTCATCTTCTTCATCAGACTCGCATCCAGTAAAGATTACTTGGAAGCTGAGTGTTCTATTTGGCATTGTAGTGACGGCTACTACCAAACAGTGTAGAAACTCTCCGTGATACTCTTCCATATTCTTAGTGTATTCACGTCGTACCCACGCTTTAAAGTGTGGTATATTGCTCTGGAGGTAGGGCATTAAGCATTTTCCTTCTGCTTTTTTAACTGTAGCTTTGCCTGTTTTGCAAGCTTAACTATCTCAGTCTTACCCATTACCTTAGCACGTTGCTCTAATACTGTCAATATTTGAATCTTACGAGCATAAGGCTTGTTTATTCTTTTTACCTTTGCAATAGTTTCTTTAGCATCTTTTATTGTAGCAAATTTTATAGACACAGTATCTTTAGGATTCTCATCCGTATAGAGTCTTCTACCAGAACCCTTAGGTTTTTTACCTGTACCTACCTTAGGATCTTTTTTCTTTGCCATAGTTATTTAACTTTTTTACCTGTCATGCCTTTTAAAACTTTAGCTTGACCTGCGTGTAGCTTAGAGGCTTTATTTAAACCCTTAATAACTTTTTTAACTTTCTTTTTATTCTGATTAGTTAGTGCCATTATTTATAACCTCCACCTTTAGCTTTATATTGTTTAGCAACCATCTGGGCTTTCCTAGCACTCCACTGTCCAGGGCTTCCACCTTTGCCGCTAGCCTTAACGGAGGCCACAAGAGACTTACGCATAGTAGGCTTAGTATAATTACCTGCCGCATTAACGCCAGACTTTTTCTTGGTTGTAGAACCTGTCTTTGATTTCACCACGGGTCATCCCTATATCTTTGAGCATATCGTCTGACATATTATGTAACTGCCAGTATTGTACTCTACGCATTTGGCTTTGTTGTAGTGCTTTAATTAATCGTCTAAACATGGTATAGCTCCTTTATTACCAAGAGCAGTTATACCATGTTAAGGTTAATAACTATATAGATATTAGTGCAACCCCGCCATGCAATTACTACACAGCAGGGTTACTTATTTTATGAAAGTATTACACGTACTAATGTACTACTACCACTACCCCGTCTATAGTTTAGGATAGTAGCATTGCCTATAGCTTTAGGTACTACAAGAGTATGTACACCAGCAGGAAGCATAATATCATTATCAGTAATATTAGCCTCCGCTGTTGCAAACCCAATGTCTAAAGCATGACTTGTTTCAATAAGCACCATCTTAGCGTCAGTGCAAACTACGTGTGTAGTAGCAGTATTACCTAGAGTAACTGCAGTTTCTACAGCCCACCCTAAGTGTTCTCCTACCAATGCTGCTTGATCAACCATTGGTTATACCCCCTTAGACAATACCATAAAGATTAATCAACGAGTAGTCAGTGGTTACGTTGACAATCATAACTGTACCAACTACCTGAATAACATCACCAGCCGCTGGACCTACAGCACCTGCAGCACCTAAAGGTACAGCGTGGTTGCCTACTACAAGTGTACCCGAAGTAAGTACAGTTTGTGGACCTGATACAGCCATCCAACCAAAGTGGGAAGCAGCCATATCTACAACAGTGACACCCATAGTTGCGCCTGTAGTTGTAGCAGCTTGAACAATCAAAGCACTGAGAGGGTCAGCAATAAGAGTGATACGTGTGCTAGAAGAAGCTGTAATAGCTGTTGCTAAGTCATCATAAGTAGTGATAACAATAGACGGGTCACTTGAGTGATCGTGTGCTGGGTTAGAACGAATGCGGAGCATCTGACCTTCACCTGCACCATCATTAATATACAAGTAACCACCAGCATATTGATTAAGTGTAATGTCAGTGTCGCCAGCAGTTTCTACTGAGATTGCAGTTTCACCAGCAGCTACGTCAGCAGTAGGAGCTAGATCAAAGTGGTGAGCAATAGAGGCAGCGTGAGTTACGCACTTACCTGCTGTTACTGCAGTTGCAGCCATCTTACAGTAACGGTATGTAGTGTTGCCGTACAGCAGCTT